TGGGAACCCCCCCCCAACGTCTCCATGGTTGCCACCGTGGCGCAATCGCTGGCCGAAATGGCCTTGAACTCGCCGCACAGGGCCTTGACCTGCATATACTTGGCCTTGCTGTCCTCGCGGTTCTTGCGGCACTCATCCAGAAAAGCGGTGTTCTCGTCCAGCTTCTTCCGGGCTTCGATCACCCGGTCGATGGCGTTCTGGATGTTGGCATCCTGCACGGCCCGCTGCTCTTTGTGCTGCGCGGCCAGCTGCTTTTCCATTGCATTGAACGCGGAAATGTACTTCAGCTTCCACTGCACCGCCTCCTTGCCGGTAAAGCCCATGGCCAGCAGCGAAAAGCCGTCCCGGTTCATCAGGTACATGGGGTACTTCTTGCCAGTGCCTGCGGTGTACTCGCTCTGGTAGAACATCTGGGTCACAGCGCAATTTTGCGCTGTGATACTCTTGATGGCGCGGAGCACGTCTTTGTGCTCCTTGCCAAAGCGCTTGGCAACGTCCCGGCTGGATGCCACTGGTTCGCCGTTCTGGGTGGATAAGATAATTTCGTTCATGGTGAATATGTACCTCCTTGTGGGTGACTCCCTTCTGCGGTATACTTGAGCGGAAGGGAGATGTTGAAATGCCTGAAACAAAATTTAGATGTCCATATTGCGGAGTTGAATTTATCGAGAAAAGTGATAATACGAAAATCCGAACGATTGATTACGGCCGAGATGCGGACGAATTAGCGATAACTGGCTACACATGGCTTGATCATGAAATCCAAGCTCGTTACCACTGCTGCCCAGCGTGTGAGAGATATTCCGTTCGGATTACAGGATTCGACAACGCTTTCTCATTGACGTATCCTCCGTATACGGGAATGGTTCTGCCAGATTACATCCCGGAAGCCATCAGAACAGATTACCTTGAAGCTTGTTCTATTCTGGATAAAAGTCCAAGGGCGGCTGCTACGCTGGCCCGCCGCTGCTTGCAAGGAATGATTCGGGACTTCTGGGGAGTCCATGACAGAAGCTTGGCGAAAGAAATGGAAAGGATTCAAGATAAAATTCCCGCGGATTTGCATGAAGCGCTTAAAAACCTTCGTGAGCTGGGTAACATCGGTGCCCACATGGAAACAGATGTGAATCTGATTGTTGACATCGATCCAGGCGAAGCCCAAAAGCTTATCAAGCTTCTGGAAGTGCTTTTCAAAGACTGGTACATCGCACGGCATGACCGCGAAGAACTGTATAATGACATCCTTGCTATAAATCAGGATAAGCAGGAGCAGCGTCATCGGTCCTGAACATCATTCACACTAAGAGAATCCGGCACTTCGGAGCATCCGAAGTATCCGATTTGTAAAGATATGTAGATATTCCCGACACCGTTTTGGTCATGATGAAGGCTTAGAATCCTTACATCATCATGACGGATCAGTTCCTTCAAAAGTTCTCCAGTCGGCACATCCTTCAGCGCCCAGCGTTCCTCTTCCACAGGTTCGCTGGGCTTTTTGTTGTTGTCCATGTGTTTCACCTCCTTGTGTGCACCTCGCTCCTGCGGTAGAATAAAGGGGCAGAAGGGAGGTGAAAAAATGAGTGATATTCAAAAACTTGCCTACTATCAGCGGGAAGTTGCGAAGATGGCTGCCTTTACTTCTACGGCAACACGGCTGGCAGGATGTGTGGATCCAGCGCTTTTGAAAGCTGGAGTTATAGGCTCTCAGCTCCAGGCAACTGGAATGATAAACCCGTCATTGGCCCGGTTCATTGCGGAGCAAAACTCAATCATGCAAAAATTTTATCCGGGCATGGCAGCACAGCTGTATGCCAACACCTATAAGTTTGCGGCGGTAACAAAGGCAGCTTCATCGTTTACCAAAACCATGGAACTGGCAAACCGTCTGGCTCAGGATTGGGAAGAAGCTCCGCTCTTGAGAGGTGAATGCGCTGAAATCTCAGTCGAAGATGCCAGAGCGGTGGTTGAAGAAGTAAAGCCGTATATGCCAGAAATGGCAGTGACAACTATTGATGAAAAACTCGCAAAAACTAAAACCGCCGATGTAAAGATTCCTTGGGACAAAATAAAGGAAACCATTCTGTTCATTGTAGCCATCTGGTCGTTGCTTCTTCAGCTCAAACCGGATCCTCAAACAGAGATTCAAGCTGAAATGCTTGAACTGCAAAAGCAGGAAACAGAGCGATCAGAGGAATTTCGACAACGAACCGAGGAGCACTTCAAAATTGTTGAGGATGCGCAGGAACGAATCGTTCAAGCTGTTGAGATGTTTGTAGACCAGCTCATCGAAGCTGATAATGAGAGCGATGGTGTCGCTAAGGCGATTGATTCGCAGGACGTTTTGGAAAACTGCGATGCTTTGCAGCAACAGGCTGACCACTAGCAATGATGTTGTTCTTTTCAAGCGCTTGATTTCTTTCTCCATCTTTACCCAGCGTTCCTCTTCCACAGGTTCGCTGGGCTTTTTGTTGTTGTCCATGTGTTTCACCTCCTTGTGTGCACCTCGCTCCTGCGGTAAAATGGAGAAAACAGGAAGGATGTGATAAAAAATGAGCGAAAATAAAGAAATTGAAAAGCTTACAGGTTATCATCGTGAAGCTGCGAAGATGGCTGTTTTTACCTCTACGGTAAAGCAGCCGGACTGCAGTCAGCTTACAGAAGAACAGTTGAAAGCTTTACTTGATGCCTGCGACCACTCAAAAAGCTCGTATGCTGAGGAAGCGGCTTCCGAAGACCTGCGTGAACTGCGAGAAAAATTTGAGCAGAGCCAGAAAGAACATTGCGAAGTTCTGCACAAGTTGCAAGAACAGCATGATGCAGAGATGAGAGATCAGGCCAAAGAAAATAGATTCAACCGAGTATGCAATGTGATCGCAATTTTGATTGCGGCTGCATCGATGTTCATTTCTTTAGTAAAATGACAACCAATGCCAGAATCTGGATGCAAAGAGCAAAGATTTGCATTTCGTGGTTCTTCATCTTCTTCACCTCCTTTGGATGGCGGGCAAGTATGTATTTTTCACTATGGATGTGCTATCATAAAGACACCCCAAAACGGAAGGAGGTGAAAAAACATGAGCTTGTCATTGACTAAAATGGCTGTTCTTACTGGATATGCAAATACCATTTCCCTCAAAGAATTTGCAAAGAACCGTTTATTTCTGGTGACACCTGCTGGCATGATCAGCGGTATCCCCGTATTTGATGAGGAAAATAGCAATCCGAACATTGCCGTTGCGCAGACAGTTAACTCCTCAGCTCTCAAGGCCGTTTCCAAAGCTGCTTCTGCTGAAGAAGAAAGTCCGCAGACGGGTGAAAGCTGTGAGTTTATTCTGCTAAAGGATGCTCGTCTGGAAACCACAAGTCCCGTTGTGAATTTCCCTGTTCTGACTGTCTTTTGTGACCAGATCATTGCTGTGACCCTTGGCACTGATCTCACCAATGGCTAACACCTCGCGATTTTGCCGCCCTTGTACCGCTAATACAAGGGCGGCAATTTCTTTGGGTTCACCAATGATTTTGATTTTCATGCTTTTCACCTCCTTTTGAATTGCGCACAATACGTGCTCATTCTGCGAAAAAAATTTCTTCGACACTCTGGCCGAAATACTGAGCAATGCGCTTTTTGATCTGGTCGCGGGGAATGCGTTCGCCGCGCTCATACATAAAGAGCGCCGAAGTGCTGATTCCAAGCGCATCAGCAACGGTTTTTGCGTCCATTTCGCCGCGCAATGCGCGCAGCTTGTGGCCGATGGTCTTACCGTCCATCTGATTGGGTCACCTCCTTTCCGTGCACCTATTGTACTCAAAACCAGAAAGTAAATCTATTCGCAGAGTGCACAAAATGTGCGCAAAAGAATAGTACACTTTTTGTGCTTGAACTTGTGCACGATATGTGCTATTATTTGATTGTAATAATATAGGGAGGTGGCCTGATGGCAACTTTTGCAGAGCGGCTAAAATCGCTGCGCCGTGAAAAAGGCTGGTCACAGCAACGGCTTGCGGATGAGCTGGATTTGTCTAAGAGTAGTGTAAACATGTATGAACGTGGGGAGCGGGAGCCGGGGTTTGAAACCATGGAAGCAATCGCTGACCTGTTTAATGTGGATATGAATTATCTGTACGGACGTACAGATATTAAGATTGCTGACCCGATTGTACTAGCGCCCAAGAAGCCCACCATCCCCCCGGGCTTTGAGCCGATGCCAAAGATGAAGAAGATCCCGCTGATCGGCAGCATTGCCTGCGGG